GTTACATATTGGTGAGCAAATCAGTTCTTATCGCGAGATTACTGAAGAAGAATACCTTAAGATTTTCGATGAAGATAATGATTATCTTAAAGATTGGGAAACTGAAAAGAAATTAAATTTTATTACAAAACTAGGAGAGAAAGAAAATGTCTGATTACTGGGGATACCATTTGATTTTTGATGCTTCTGGCGCAGCTGCAGAGCTTATTGACAGCCATGATAACATCTATGCTTTTACAAAGCAACTTGTTACTGATATTGATATGGTCGCTTATGGTGAACCACAGATCGTTCGTTTCGGTTCAGGTAACAAGGAAGGCTACACTCTTGTACAGTTGATTGAAACTTCTAACATTTGTGCACACTTTGTACCAGCTGATGGCGTATTTTATATGGACGTATTTTCATGTAAAACATTCGACCCAGCAAAAGTTATTGAGCTTGCTATTAAGTACTTCGGTTGTACTAACTATAAAGTTGGCTTCCTAGAACGTCAAGCACCTGATGCAACTCCTGTTGAACAACAATATACAGAAGTAACAGTTGATGACTGAACTCGACAGTAGAATATCAGATGCTCCTCATAGAGGATTCGAAGATCATTTACATGATTCTCGTTTAAAAGAAGGAATGATATTAGAGTTTGGTGTCGCTTCTGGTGGTACCATAAACAAATGAGGATATGATGAATTTTGTTGAAGACTATTTTAATGAAGTAATAGGTATTGCATCTCAAATCGAACCAGATGAGATCGAATTTTTAGTAAAGGTACTAAATGAAACTAAAAACGAGGGAGGAAGAGTATTCGTACTCGGAGTTGGTGGCTCTGCAGGTAATGCTTCCCATATGGTTAATGACCTCCGCAAACTTTGCCGTATTGAGGCATATGCACCAACAGATAATACCAGCGAGCTCACTGCTCGGACAAACGATGAAGGTTTTGATACGTTCTTCAGAGGATATCTTGAAGTAAGCAAACTTAATTTCAATGATACTATTTTTGTTCTTTCTGTCGGTGGTGGCAATGAAGAAAAAAATGTATCAGTTGGTCTTATCAATGCAATCAAATATGCAAAAGAACAAAATGCAACTGTCCTAAGCATTGTAGGTAAACCAGATGGTTATGCAGCTGAGAATAGCGATTATTGTATCGTTGTTCCTAATGTAAATGATTCTCGTATAACTCCACACTCAGAAGCATTTCAAGCTGTTATTTGGCATTGTCTTGTATCACATCCTGATCTACAGGTTAATGCAACGAAATGGTAAAAGCAGTTTTCTTTGATAAGGATGGCGTTCTTTCACCTATGGTTGGTAGCCATGGTGCTTGGAATATGAAAGAAGTAGTATTCTTTGATGGAGCCAAGCAAGCCATTCTCCAAATTCAAGATCTCGGCTATAAAACATTCATGGTCACCAATCAACCAGATCCTGAAGTTACCGATGAGTTTCATGATGAAATGATGAGACTATATAAAACGTATTTTGGTTTTGATGATGTTCTTTCGGCAAGAACTCGTCAATCTAATTATTATAAACCAAGTACAGGGATGGTTGACTTTTTCGTAGAAACATATAAAATAGATAAAAGTGAGAGTTTCTTCATTGGTGACCGTTGGCGTGATGTTGTCTGTGGTTACGATGCTGGTATAAAAACTATTTGGGTAAAAGAGGGTATATTCGATGAGTATGAGTGCCCAGAAGAATATAAACATATCCAACCAGACTATGAAGCCGAAAATGTATATAGAGCATGTTCTTTAATATGGAGTTTGAATAAATGATTAAGTTATACGCTGATGGTGCTGATATGGAAGGCATCAAGAAAGCAGCTGCTGATTTAGAGATTAGTGGATTCACTACCAATCCTACATTGATGAAGCAAGCTGGCATTACTGATTACGAAGGTTTTGCTAAAGAAGCAATTGAATATCTTAAAACTAATCGCCCAGAAACTTGTTTGAGTCTTGAAGTATTTGCTGACGAACCAGCAGAGATTCTTCGTCAGGCTCGTTTGATTGATTCGTGGGGTAAGGATGCTGATTATTCTGTTTATGTAAAGATTCCAGTAATGCATACTGATGGTAATAGTACTGCACCGATCATCAATCAATTAAGCAATGAAGGCATTAAGCTAAACGTAACAGCTGTCTTTACCTTTGAACAGGTAAAAGAAATTGTTGATGCGTTGAGTGATGTAACGCCAGCCATCATTTCTATTTTTGCTGGACGTATTAACGATGCTGGATACGATGCATTAAGTATTTTCGATGATTCTTTTTTCTATAATAAAAAAGAAAATATCGAGTTCCTTTGGGCTAGTTCTCGTCAAGCATACAGCTATATCGAGGCAGAGTCAAGCAACGTAGATATTATCACCATGACACCTGACCTAATTAAAAAGGTAAAAGGTTTCGGTAAAGATTTGACATTGTTTTCGAAAGAAACCTGTCAGATGTTTTTTAATGATGCAGCAGCAAGTGGATTTAAACTATGAGCGGATTCGAAGAGAACGAAATATCACAAAATGCAAACGGTGGCACAGAACTAGCGAAGCGTAGACTTGGTGACCTAATTGACCAAGAGTTACTTGATAACTTTCAGATTGTTTGTTCGCGACCACGTGAACTTGATATGACTAAGATTCGTTTGTTTTGGTGCCATGACCTACCAGAAGATCCAGAGTCAAAGAAGATTCAAACACAAGAGTTCCGTGATAGCTTTCATAAGTTTGTATTCATTAGCGACTGGCAGTATACACGCTACCAGTTGATTCATGGCGTATCATATGACCAGAAGTCTATTGTTCTCGAGTCTGGTATCGACCCAGCACCGAATGATGTATTTACTATGAAAGATGATAGTACTATCCGTCTTGCTTATACATCAACTCCTCAACGTGGTTTGGATATTCTTCTTCCTGTATTTGAAAAGATGGCAGAAACTGATCCTAACATTCATCTTGATGTATTCTCCAGCTTTAAGATCTATGGCTGGGATGATTACGACAAACAGTTTGAACCGTTATATGAACGTGTTCGTAAACATCCACAGATGACCTATCATGGTTTTGTACCAAACGCTGATTTGAAAGCGCATCTTAATACTTGCCACATTCTAGCATATCCTAATATCTGGCTTGAGACTAGCTGTCGTGCAATGCTTGAATCTATGTCAGCTGGTATGGTTTGTGTTCATCCTAATTATGGCGCACTACCTGAAACATCTGGTGGCTTGAATGTTATGTACCAAGGTGACGTACAGAATAAAACAATTCATGCCGATGTATTCTACAGACACTTGACCAGTGCAGTTGACTTTGTTCGTAGTGGCAATCATATTCCTATGATCAGTTTCAACAAAGCATTCGTTGATAGCCGTTATAATATCGATAAGATTAAAACACAATGGACTATGATGCTTACTGACTTGGTTAAACAATATCCACCAGAAAAACGTGGTAAACCAGAACAACGATTCGTTTACAGGACTCATTAATTATGATCATTACAAAGACCCCACTTCGTATTAGTTTCTTTAGTGGTGGTAGTGATATGCCAGCCTTCTTTAATCAGGAGGCTGGCGCAGCATTATCAGCAACCATTGATAAATGCATTTACATTGCTGTACATAAAACTCAGCACATTGGTATTAAAACAATGTATGATGAAGTATCGCAAGTAGAAGATGTTAGCGATATGCAACATTCTATCACTCGTGAAACATTAAAGCTAGTAGGCATTGATAAAGAAATAACCATCGCTTCTATTTCTGATATTATCGCAAAAGGTTCAGGTCTTGGTTCATCATCAGCATTTACAACTGGATTGATTCATGCGCTTGCTAGTTTACAGGAAACTGCTGACCTATTAACACCAGAACTACTAGCACAAACAGCATATAATATTGAACGTAACCTATGTGGCTACCCAGTAGGTAAGCAAGACCAATATGCTGCAGCTTATGGTGGAATGAACCTGTTTGAGTTTAATACAAACGATACAGTAAATGTTAAATCATTCGCATATCAGCAACACAATATCGATAAACTACAAGAAAACCTATTGCTCGTATACAGCGGTAAGTCTCGTTCAGCTAATAGTATTCTGCAGAAGCAAGCAGCGGCTATGCTTGATGTTAATAAGTTCAATATGGTTAAACGTAGTCGTGATAAAGCATATACTGCAGCTGGTTACATTACCGATGGCAAGATCGACGATTTTGGTGCATTACTTCATGATGCTTGGATGGATAAGAAAAGTGTCGTCGGAGAAATCTCTCAGTACTATTTTGACTTTGTATATTCAAAAGCTATTGATGCTGGTGCTCTTGGTGGCAAACTACTTGGTGCTGGCGGTGGTGGTTTCTTTGTATTTTATGTTGCACCAGATAAACGTGAACAAGTTATAGAAGCTGTGACCAAAGAGACTGAGTGTAAAGTGTACGACTTTAAATTTACCAATTATGGCAGCCGTTTATTATCTAACTGTTAACATAAATAAAAGAGTTGACTTATTAGAATAAGGAAGTTATAATGGATAATGTGATACAGTTTCCGAAAAAAAATACAAATGATAAATTTGTACCAAATGACCTCGGAGAAATTGAAGAGCGTATGGAAGATTTAAAATTGGTTCATATCCAAGAAACATTGCTTCCCGTATTACATAATCTCTTTTCGAGTCTAGCGGTTGCTGGATTTGATTTTGGTACTGATGAAGATGAAGTCGATCCGTATATCAAAGATGGTGCACTTGTTGTTGAATCATTAAAGTCTATGTTATGCAAACACCACGGAATATTTCATCCACTTACAATGCTAGCTGAACATATGTTTGTACCTGATGAAGAAGAAGAAGGTGCATTCAAAATATCTGAGAATATAAGTATATCGATGCAAACTAAAACCGAAGTTGAATAATTTACATTATGGTAGGAGGCTACAATTATTATCGTTGATCTGAATCAGGTCATGTTATCTAATCTAATGATGCAATTAGGTAATCATACTAATGCTCAGTTAGAAGAAAATATGGTTCGCCATATGGTCCTTAATGCTTTGAGATCATATAAACAGAAGTTCGCCGATGAGTATGGCGAAATGATTATTGCTTGTGATAACAAAAATTACTGGCGTAAACAAGTTTTCCCATATTACAAAGCCAATCGCAAAAAGAACATTGAACAGTCTGAACTTAACTGGCAGTCTATTTTCGAATGCATGAATAAGATTCGTGCTGAACTCAAAGAGTATTTCCCATACAGAGTTATTGATATCGAATCAGCGGAAGCTGACGACATTATTGCAACTCTTGTAGTAGAGCATAGTGAGTTCCCAGCACAGAATATTCTTATTCTTTCTGGCGATAAAGACTTTATCCAGCTACATAAGTACGATAACGTCAAGCAATACGATCCTGTACGTAAGAGATACATTCAACACGAGATGCCAGAAGCATATCTTCAAGAACATATTCTTAAGGGAGACTCTGGCGATGGTGTACCAAACGTACTATCGAATGATAACTGTTTCGTCGTTGGTGAGCGTCAGAAGCCACTAACACAAAAGAAGATGCAAACTATTATCGAGAATGGCATTGACGATAAGCTGAAGCGTAATTATATGCGTAACAAGCAGTTGATTGATCTTACTATGATTCCTGAAGAGATCAAAGAAAAAGTATTGGAATCATATAATACACA